ACTGACGGATCGTGCCAATCTGGCGTCTGCGAATCTAAGATGTCGCGGGATACGAGACGAACTGCTCTTTTACCCGTGCCGCCACTAGCTGCAGACATATTACGAACAACTCGCAGCAAGCGGTTACCCGCTGTCGGTATGTCCTGCTTGGTGCCTGCCGTTAGAGTGACAGTCGTATTGACCGCGCTAGCGTCAGGTTTCAGCAAGGCTATTTCGCGCTGCGCGTCGTTGATGAACAAAACAAGTTCACTAACAACCGGCCATCGGATACCAGTGGTGTCTTGAAGAATCGCTTGGACTCGATCAATTACGCTTTGCACACTTACAGTCATGGTCTACCTCTAGGTATTCAACGCCTCTTGCCATGCAGCCTCACGTTCAGACGTAGAGACTGTTCGGCCAGCGGCTTTATTAACAACGGCAGCTTTTGGCGTACCGTCTGCCTTAAAATTCTCTGGATCGCCCTCGTCAATTAGGCCTTCCATTACTGCTACAAGACCTGAATCTGGAGCAGCCACCTCTTGCTCGATGACCACTTCTGGCTCATCGGCTACAGCTACTTCTTCTTCGATGGGCGAATTAGCTGCTTTGATTTCTTTCGCGCCCATCTGCAGGGCGATTAACCCAATCTCGTCAGATACCTCACGTTCAACGCCTGCTTGGAACAGAACAACTGCCCCCGTAAGCGTCGCAACCCTGACTTCCTTGTCTGATATAACCTTCATGTTTAGTACCCTGATCTCCTAGTAGTTCTTCGCGGTGCCGGTGGCATCTTCTTCTTTTTCTTCTTTACCGTTTTCGTTCGCGTAGTTCCGTAACCCATTACTTGGTCTCCAAAAAAGAGCCCCCTCCGAAGAGGGGGCTAAACACTCTACTGAGCAGTGTCGAGTGCGATAACGCCAAAGTCTTCAACGCCACCGTTGTAGTCGCTGTTGTACTTGGGCTTACGCAGACCGAAGATCTTGCCAATAGAGATACCGGCTTGGTTTGAGTAGTCGAAGGTGTCTTCAACAATCTCAGGGTTGCCGATGTCAGCCATCGCCAGAGCTTGAGCACCGCAGAACAATGCACGAGCACCATTCACATCGGCGTCAGCGCCCCACTTGTAGCCAGCTGCGCCAGCGTTAGCGGAGGTACCAGCGGTAGCACCCTCAGTGCTAAAGACGTGACGGAACTCGTGAACCATTACGCCGTCAACCATCAGGCTGCTGGTGCCCGCGAACAGACCGTTTGAAGGGCCTCGGACGCCAGCGTTACGGACGTTCGCCAAGAAGTCAGAATCCAACTTCAAGGAGGCCATCTGCTGTGGGGTCAAGAACAGGTGGAACACCTCTTCGTTACCGGCACCACGTAGACCACGGATGTAGTTATCCTTGGCATAGGCCTTTAGGTTAACGATGCACTCGTAGCTGATCTTGTCAGCAGCGGTAGTCGCAGTAGTGTCACCAACTACCAAACCGCTAGTTGCGTCCCAACGACGGTGGCGGTTAGTGGTAGGAGCAGAAACGTCTGAAGCAAACTCCAGATCGACAAGCTCAAGACCAGTGGTGCCAGACGTAGTACGCAGAGCGCCATTCGTCTTGCTGGTGTAAGCAATACCAGACAGCGTCAAGAACGCCAGCTGATCCATACGATCCGCCATTGCATATGCAAGTGCGTCGCGGGACTGCTCACGGAAGTTTACAACTGACTTCTGGTCAGCCAATCGACCGGCGATGCGGTTAGCAAAGCGCAGCTGATCCAGCTCAACGGTGATGTCGTAGGCGCGAAGCGCTTCTTCATTACCTTCCAGAGTGTTGTCGCCGGTTACACCGTCACCAGTCATATCCGCTAGCAAGGTGATTACGGCTTTGGTGCCCTTCTCACTCTTGGTAAGTTCAGTGATTCGCTGAACCATTGCGTTTTGACCAGATCCTGCGAACTGGTTGATGAAAGACATGTTGCGAGCAACCTGCCAAAAGTCGCGAGACCAAGCCGTTAATTGGTTTGAAGTCAGCGACGCAAAGTTAGTAAGAGCCATATCGGTTCCTTAATTGCGTGAATTAGTACTTGTTGTACTTATGTTGGGCACAAGCCCGTTCATAGCCGACTTTTGGAGCGGCTAATCCGTTTCCTCGTATCGTGAGGCGACGAACTAGCGCTAATTAACGAGGTGCGACCTCGGAAGGTTTAACGCCTTTACAGGCGAATACGTTTTTAACGTGTACGGCACGATCTAATATCGTTTAGATGGACGATTGCTGCAGAATAGTACCACTTGTACTATTCTGCAAACAAAAAGATCACCATTTCACCTTATGCGACCAATACCTTGCGCTGAGCTTTGAGGGCTTCGCGTCTTGAGCATTGTGACGGGCGTAATAGGACTTCTTTCGCGCTTTGTCCTTGGCGGTCTTCGGGTTTTTACCCGCACCGCTTACACCTTGTTGACCAAAGCGAATCAATTTCATCTCGTGCCCTACCGCAGCCAGCACCATGTGCGATTTCGTCGCGTGGTTTGGGGTGCGTTTCGGTTGATTCACACCCTTCAACCCATGTTTCTTCAGCAGCGCGGCTCTTCTACTCTCGTGTGCCATATCAAACCTACAAAATATCACCTCGAAGCCGCTTCAATGTGGCATCTGGTAGCGAATTGAACTCATCTTCAGTCATTGAAGAGATGTCTAGGGGCTTTTCACCACGGTTAGCGGAGCTTTCTCCAGGCAATTCCGGCGGTTGGGCCTCGGCTGCCTTCAGTTTGCTGGCTACTTGGCGACGTTTCTTCGTAACTTCGTCTACATTCTTAGCTGCAGGTGCAGTATCTGCGCCCAAAGTGGACGTAGTGGCCGCCGGTTCGACAAGATCGTAGCTCTTGACCACAAAATTAGCCGCTTTACCTAGCGCTTCTACTGCTCCAAAGCCCTGAGTGATGAACGCATCACGAAGATCTATGACTTCTTGCGTGTATTCAGCGTTGTAGACCTCAGAATTCTGGTCAAAGACGGGGAAATTAGCCTCCAACTCGTTGGCAGCACTCTGCAAAGCAGTCGCTTGCTGGTTCTGAGCTACCGTCTGCGACATTTCCTGACGCATTTCGTACGCGATTTGCTCTTTTTCGGCTTTGCGCATGGCGTTTCGGAGCGCTGCAGCCTTATCGGCCTCACCATCGAGCACCAATTGCTGGTATTCCAGCTCTTTGGCGTCAAAGTCGTACTCTTCAGGAGCACTTTCGGCTACTTCCTGTGCCGCTTTCATGTCGTCGAGCTGTTTCTGTAGCGCTTTTTGCTTGGCTAGTACCTCATCTAAGCGAGATTTGGGCACCATTGGCTTCTTACGCGGCGATTCGGGCTCAACTTCTGGCTCTTCTTCAACAATCTCAGTGTCATCTTCAAGATCTTCGTCGTCTGCCTCGGCAACTTGATCTAATTCCGGCTCCTCGACCTCTTCATCTGCAACTTCAGCTTCCTCCGCAGCCGCTTCTGTCTCTTCGACAGCGTCTTCCACCACTTCTTCAGCGGATTCTGCCTCATCTTCTTCTTCTCCTAAGCCGAAATTAAGGTCTAGGGTCTCTTGTACAGGCTCTGGGGTGTCAGCGCCGGGGAATGGCGTAGCTACTGCGGTATCTTCTTGATCAGACATGTCAAAATCCTATTGATTTGGGGTGTTTTTCGCGCCGGTTTGCATGGCCGTAGCGGCAATACGGGCGGCGGCTTGGGTTTGTTGCTGATTTGTCCTGACTTGGTTAGTCAGATCAGCCAACTCTCGACGAAGCTGCAGTTCTTGCATCTTCATTTCGATCTTTCCTTGCAGTTCAGCTACCTGAATATCCGGTGCAGCCTGCGTGGTCTGGGCTTTAGCGATATTTACAGCGGCCTCGGAGCCAAGTTTCTGTACTTCGGCCTCCAATTTCGCCAGTTCTAGCTGGGCTTCCTGCATTTGCATCTGTTGAACCATCATCGCGGCCTCCATCTGCTCTGGTGTCTTCTCAATTCCGGTCAACATACGAATCCGCTTCGCAAGCTCGCCCTTCTTGGCCAGATGTGAGTACTCAATGATCGCGTCGTCGGGGATAGCCACGCCGACTTGACGCAGATTTAAGGCTTCTGCGAACTGAACCTCGTCAAACGAGTCACGAGCCGGTGCCGTAGACACCACAACGTCGTATTCACCAAGCGTCAGGTCGTCAATCACCTGCCCTTCCGGCGTTACCTCGTTGATCACCATCGCTTCGCGGGGCTTCATGGGATCGGCGTCGTTGGTCACCTGAATCACTCGCGTCTCGGTGTAGAAGGTTTGAACCAACTCCAAGATCTTTTCCGCCAAGTAGTGGCGGGTCTTTCGCAGGTTATCCAGCGGTACCTGAATCATGATCGCGCCACGATTCTGCTTGGCTCGGATAGCGATACCCGACACCTCGGCGCTGTCTGTACCCAACATAGACTCGTTGATGCCACTGATCGCTTGGATATTTGCCGCAGCCTTCTGCCCAATACGGTCTAAACCGGTTGGAATTGAGTTCGCTTGAATCTTCGCTGGCGGATTTGTGCCACGGGCGTACTCAATAACCAGACCGGTTTCGGCACCATGCTCTTCCAAGTCGTCTGGCGTCATACCAACAAGCGACCCGCTCTCTACCATCCAGCCACTGTTGGCGGTGGTGTTAACAATGTGCAGCTCTTGCGAACTGATCTTGTTGAGCTGCTCTTGCGGTGACAGCAGGTTACGCACCATGCCGAACGGACGGCCACGGCGGAAATACGCAAAGTACGGAACAATCGTAAAACCGGCGTACGGTGACCAGTCATCGTGCAATACGACCTTGTCACAGGTCACTGTCCAGCGAACCTTCTTCTGAATCTTGCTGATGATCTCTAGGCCGTACTTCTTACCGAACGCTTTGAGCTTTCGGTCGTTCCAAGCCTCTGGTACCGGTCGCTGGTCACCCGTTTCTGGGTCGACATAGCACTGAACACGGGTAACGCGTTTGTGCTGACGCTCGATGACGCGCAGTGCTTTCACATTGCGGTACTCGTCCTCGTCATATGCCGCTGCACCTAAGTAATCGTCGGTCGACTCGGTGTCACCATAGCGGGTCTCTTCGTACTCGACCGAGTCACGGCCAAATGTGTTGCCGTTCTCAGCAATAAACTGCAGCTCTTCCGCCTTCTTGGTGCCATACATCTCCTCGATCTCGTCCAAGGTCATCCACTTGGTCTCAAAGATCTCGTTCCATGTCTTGGGGTCATACTCCTTGGCGTCGGGATCAATCAGAATGTCCAAAGGATCCTTCGCAGTGATGCGGATCTCACCCTCAACGTGGTCACTAAAGTCCATGCGAACGTCAAAGTATCCGCGACCGTCCATAATCAGACCGTCGCTGAACACCTGCTGCTCTACCCAATCGAGCTTGTTGTTGTCAGCAATCTGCATGTACAACTTATTCAGCACCTGAGCGACGTCCTCGCTACCCGCACGACGCGGTTTGAACTGAATGTCAGCACGACGGGTGGACTGCTCGCCCAACACGGTGTTGATCGTCGGCAGAATCGTATTAATAGTCAGAGCAGGTCGACCCTCTGCATCGAGCATGGACACATCGTCCATATCCCACTGCTCACCCTGATAGAACGCATCACACTTCTTAGCCATGTGGATGTATTCAAGGTGTCCGTTGTCCCGAGCACGCACATAGCGGTCGTATTGTGTGCTCGCTATTTCCATCTCCTCTGCGGGAGACAGTGATTTCATTTTCTTGTGGTGCGCCATCGTTAGGAACTCATCGCTGATTTAGATTTAGGGGTCGCTGTTAGATAATCGAGCCGGTCTCGCCAAGACGGTTCTTTGTAAACGGGTGTGTGATAGCTGGCGAACTCCGTCATCATCAAACCAAGCCATGCCAACGCATCAACTTGGTCGTCGTGGACACCGTTGGGGAAACGCAACATCTCAGCCACTAACGGGCCGGTGAACACTTCGTCCTTGGGGAACCACACCATGCCCTGCTGCATCCGGCCTTGAATGGCGCGGGCTCGGGCTTCTTTATCGCGACGTCCTGTCTTCAGGTCTTTGATGAATGCTTCATACAGACCGCGCTCTCGGATCCGTTTCTCTAGGAACGGGCCTAGCGCCATCTCGATATGACCTTTCTCAATGCCGATCATCGAGGGCTTCCACTGCTCATAGAGATCTAGGATCCGCTCGACAATCTCAAAGCCGTCAAAGCGTCCGCGTACAACGTCCACCACAAACAGCTCGTCAAATTCGTTTACGCCAATGACCATGCCGACCGAGTAGTCGTTACGGTCGTTTTTACCAATGGCTAAGTCCCATGCGCAGTAGTAACGCATGGCGTCAAAGTCGACATCATCCGACTCGTAGTACTGGATCATGTCGCGGGTAAAATAATCACCGTCATCTGCGACGGGATTCTGCTGATACAAAGCCGACCAATCTCTAGGGCCTACGGCCTTTCGTATACGGTCTAGTGATACAACGTCATAACGCTCTGGGTGCAAGGCCTCACCAGAATCGCGGAACTCTTCGTCCTCTTCAGCAATCGCGGGGTAACGGACAACCTCCCAGTCGTCTCCACCCTCGGTGGTGGCCTTTAATAAACGACCTGCAAGATCATCGTCGTGCCAGCGAGTAAGAATGACCAGAACACCGCCGCCGGGAGCCAAGCGGGTATACGCCGTAGACGTATACCAGTCCCAGTTAGCATCTCGATTATTTTGGCTTTCAGCATCTTCACGGTTCTTAACTGGATCATCGATTACTAATATGTGTGCGCCCTTACCAGTGATACCACCGCCCACACCAGCAGCAACAAAGCCACCGCCGTTAGTAGTGAGCCAAGCCTCTGCGGACTGAGATTCTGGATCCAGGCGCGTATCGAAGGCTGTTTTGTAACTAGGCTCTCTAAGTAGTCCACGAACTTTTCGACTGAATCCCATAGCAAGCGAACCCGAGTACGAACATGAAATAAACTCGTGCTGTGGGTTCCTGCCAAGGTGCCAAGCCGGAAACGCAATCGACGCCAAAGTTGACTTGCCGTGTCGCGGAGGTAAGAAAAGCATGAGCCGAGGAGACTCCTTCGCCACAACCTTCCTACTAAATTCTTCAAGTCTTCTACAGACATCCTTATGCACCCATCCCGCCTGATAGTCGGGGCTGAACCGCTCAACGAACGGTAACAACCGCTTTCGAGTTAGGAACCGTAGTGCTAGCTCGGCTCTTGCCTTGTCTTCAACCGATTGCGCCTCTGTTACTTCTTCTTCTACAGGCACAGCGGCAGCCGGTATCGACTCAACCTCGTCGGCCTTGCAGTAGACACAAAATCCATCTCGCCCTGAGTACAGGGTCTCGGGGTGCAGGTTCTTGCACCGCTTACATTCCTGCATTGGAATGTCAGTCATCGGCTTGTGGCTCCAGATACGACGTATCCTTGCCCGCAATCTTCAACAGATCTTCGTCCGACATACGCTCCAACTGCTTGGGCGTAGCGTCTATGTTGATATTTACCTGCGTCGCGTTGTCTGGGGTACTTAGACCATGCAACTTGACCAGACTGTCCACGGTATTCTTCATCTCAGTAGCGGTAGCAGACGCCTGATACGCGTCCATGTACATCACGTGGGCGTTTGCGGCGGTGAACTTCACCTCTTCACGCATCTGCTCGCGAAAATACGCCAGTGCTTTGGCAACATTGGGCCGTTTGACCGTGTCATACACAGCATTGGCGCTGGTATACCCCGCACCACGGCCCGCAGCGGCAAGCGTCATCCCACTCAGGACAAGCATGACTAACTTCTCTTGCTGAACAGTAAGCTCTCCCATCTCCAAACCCATGTAGGGCATATGAGATTCGAACTCAGCTACATCAGTGATAGGTTCTTGCGGCTGTTTGCTCAGCGATTTCTCCACTAAGATCCTCGTCTAAAAATACGAATAGCGGGGCATAGTCTGCGAACCCCTCTTCGGTAAGATTTTCCAGTACGTCATCGACCGAAAACTGTGTTTCGACCAAACGTGCGTCATAGACCAGCACCTCTTCCCCCGTAGGGCCGATACCAGTGCCAAGAAGCGCGTGTTCCATACCTTCAATGGATATCATTTTGACCTTGGACATTGGCGAATAGTACTAGTTGTACTATTTAGTCACAAGACTTTTCATAGACGCTCTTGACCCAGAAATAGAATTCACCCTCGTCCATTTTGTGCTTCATGATATTGACCGCATAACAGACTAAACGGATGTTATCGACGGTGTAGCCGATACGTGGGTTTATACGGTCGACGCTGGCGTTGAAATCTTTGTGCCCCGAACCGTCACGGTGGTGCGTCATCACTAAACCCGTAGCTTCGCACCTGCCATTTTGGGCTTCCCACAGGTCTACAAGATCTTGGACGTTGATCTCCCATGTGAACCCCGCTTTGACGCGGACATGCTTGGAACTGGCGTGCAGTTTAGTAAGGAATGCGCGGTAATTAGAGCTACCGTTTTCACGTGCAGTGGCCTGAGTGCATGTCTTGCACTTGGATCGTGGTTTTATACCGGACGTTACCTTGTCGG